ATCTTAGCTGACTTGGGATTACTTCAGGATGCGTAAATATATATAGAGTAAATGAAATTAGTAGTCACAGAAGATCTAAAATTTCTCAGGATAGCTGAAGCTGAGGAGATAGAGCTAGAACAGCTCCAGTTCTCACTGAAGAAGAGAATTAGAGGTTGGTTCTTCAACCCTCTTGTGAAAAAGAAACTCTGGGACGGCTATGTTTACTTTTGCAAGAACAACTTTATTCCAATAGGATTATGGAGTGAAGTTGTAAAACTTGGAGAAACTTACAATTTCCCAGTTGATATCGCAGGACTAGAGAGAGTTATTGACGTTAATTTTGACGAAGCTGACTTTAGAAAATGGGTAGAAGAGTTCTTTTCTGATCACCCTAAGTACAAACCTCGTGATTATCAAATAGATTCAGCTGCAGCAATTCTCAAACACAGGATATGCACTTCTGAGATCGCTACATCAGCTGGAAAAACTCTTATCACTTTCCTAGTATACGGATACTTAAAATCTAAAGGTTCTATTCAAAAGATGCTTGTCATAGTTCCTAATACTACTTTAGTCATGCAAATGAAAGATGACTGGGAAGAGTACAATAATGATAAAATAGAGAGCATGTGGATTCGTCAAGTCTACGGCGGAGCTAAAGATAACGATCCTAAAGCTGATGTTATTGTTGGTACTTTTCAGTCTCTCACAAAGAAAACTCTTGATTATTTCAAAGGAGTTAATATAGTTTTTGTTGATGAAGCTCATCAAACTAAAACAACTTCAGTCAAATCTATCATAGAGAAATGCAAAGATTCTGTTTACAGGTTCGGTCTCTCTGGTACAGTTCAAGAAGATAACTCTGCAGATTTTACTACAATCGTAGCACTCTTGGGGCCGATGGTGAAATCTATTCCACCAAAGTTCTTGTTCAAAGAAGGCTACGCTACTCCGGTAAAGTTCAAGATCATGGTACTAGATTACCAGAACGAAGACCTAAAATCACAACTCTACGATGTTAGAAGAGGTAAACAGATGGAAGGTAGTCAGATACTTGCTCTAGAGAAGAATGTTGTTATAAAAAGTAGAGCTAGATTCAATTTTATCATGAAAGTTGCTGAAAAAACTTCTAAGAACACATTGATGCTTTTCAGTAACATTAAAGACCAGTATGGTAAGAGAATGTACGATTGGCTGAGAGAGAATACTGATAAAACTTGCTTTTACGTTGACGGTTCTGTCAGTAAAGAACACAGAGATTTTTACAAGAAAGAGATGGAAACTGGAGAGAACAAGATATTGATAGCTTCTTTTACTACTTTCTCTACCGGTATCTCTATCAAGAACATTCACAACATCATATTTACCGAATCTTACAAATCTGAGATCATTGTTAAGCAGTCAATAGGAAGAGGAATGAGGCAACTTGAAGGTAAAGAATCTTTCACTATCATAGACATTGTGGATGATCTGTCTTACCAGAAACATCACAATTACTTGTACAATCATGGGAAGGCTAGATTAGAGTTCTACAAACACTATTCAACAGACATAAAAGTGCACAGAATAACAGTCTGAAAAGATATATAAGAAAACTAAATACTGAAATGAAAAAAATTATCTTAAAGTTTTTACAATTGCAATCTCAGATGAGAGTGCTTCACTGGCAAACTACTTCTTACGCTGAACATGTAGCATTTGGCGGGTTCTACGATGCTACAGATGCTATCGTGGACAAACTAGTTGAAGCTATTCAAGGAAAGTACGGAAGAATAATGCTAGGAGGTATAGATAGCGTTCAAGTATCAGATTACGGAAACTTGAAACTTAACATGTTCCTAGTTGATCTAGAATCTTTCCTTTGTAATGAAATCTACAACTGTGGAATTGACAAAGCGCAAGATGCTGAGATAGAGAACATTCTACAAGAGCTTAGAGCTGAGCTTGACAAGTTGAAGTACTTGTTAACTTTGAAATAGAATAAGGTGGTATAGGTGCACTAACTTCCCTTTTCAATAGAACACACTAAAAGCTGATAGATTTCTATCAGCTTTTTTAGTTTTGATATATACTAAAAATTGAAAAATGATGAAGATAAAAAGTTTCAGAGAACTTTTCGAAGAGATGTCAGATGATGATCTTGAAAAGCAGACTGTGCCAACTCATAAAGTTATCAAAGATCTCAAAATTGAAAATTACTCCGACAATTCCAACAAGTCCAGACCATATACTCTTCTTAAGAAAGGAGACTATGTTTTCTTAGACAGAGAAGGACTTAGATGTTTTGTGATTGAAGGTTTCATGGAGGAGTCAATCGTGGATTTCATAGACGATGCTCAAGTAGATGAGTATCTTCAAGAAATGACAGACACGGATAAAAATATTCACAAGTACAGCTTATGATGACTTTTGAGAAATTCTTGAAAAGCCTTTATGAATCAGAGGAAGTGAAGCTTGACAGAGAACTTGCAGAGTACACTCTAGCTCACTTCTCAGACGCACTTTTCAACCTAGAAGGTCCCAACTTGAAAAAAGATTTTTCAGTGAAACCTTATAACAATGAATCTTTGGATGATCTCCTCAAAGTTAGGAAGAAGTTAGAGGATTCAATTGACAGTCTTGACATTAACGATTTATATAGTTCTATAACAGCAGCAGAACGTGTTCCTTATAGTTACGGAAACATATTTGCAGGTAACTTTTCATTGAAAAACGTCCCTAGTTTATCTGTGAAGCTCCAGGGAGATGAACAGGCAACCATGATGACATCCGAGAAAGAGTTTCTCTACAACACTTACAGTACTCTCAGCAAAGTTATAAAAGATGATATTTTAAATGCTCTTAAAGAGAGAGCAGAAGTTCTTTGTGTGGTTATCGAAGCACTCTTCTACTACATTAGAAGTGTAGATAAAGATAACTACTACGATGGGATGAATAGGGATGAAATTTTAGAAACTTGCAAAGAACATCTAGAGAAAGCTTCTAAAGAAGTTGGGTTTTCTGTCGATGGTCCTTTTTCTAGCCCTAATGATAGGTCAATAGTTTCAGGAGATACTAAAGAAGCTTTTTGGATCTGTGAAAAAGATCAGAAGAATTTCATCGTGTCTTCAGTCATTTCTCCGAAAAACTTAAACAGTACTTCCACGAGCCACGATTTACAGGGCATCAAATTTAGCATCTCTTCCAAGAAACTTGTAGCAGATGTTACTTCATCTAAAAAACCCGCTGACAAAGTAGGCTACTTAGAAGTCATCTCACTACCAGGGATAGGACAAGTTGTAGCTAAGTTTGACACAGGTAACGGTTCCAAAGCTTCTTCTTTATCTTTTGATAATGCAGATGTTGATGAAAGTTCTAAAACTGTTAGATGGGAGTTAGGGTCTAAAAAATTCACTTCAAAAATAACAGAGTTCGTGGAAACTGAAGTTGGCGACACTGTTCAACGAAGACCTGTGATTCTCATGGACATAGTGTTTAACGGAGAAACTTACAGAGATTGCGAAGTAGCCCTAGTCATGAGACCTAACAAATCGACTAAGTTCTTAGCTAACAGAAAGCTTCTAGAAAAGATAGGTCTTCCGGTGGTATCCGATGGTAAGTTCATAGTGACTACTTTCGACGGAGACTATTCTCCTTTAAAGGCTAAGGAAGATCCTCATGCTGGAATCAAGTTCCAAGACGATGATAGTTTCACAAACTTTAAGATCGAAGATCTTGCAGATAGAATTAAAAAATTCTTCACAAAACGTAAATAGATATGAATTCTCAAGAAAGAATAGTGGATTTTTGCACTAAAGTTAAAAAGGGACTAGGGACTATCGTCGATACTATAGTCAAAACAGAGTACGAGAGAGTGTACGAGAGCCAGATAGAATCTAAAGATTTAGCTTCTCTTCTAGCTTTATTAGAAAAGCATAACTTATTAGACAAGAAGAGAGGAGTTAACAATGCTCCTCATTTCTACCAGAACATGTACAGAAAAATAAATGAATCGAAATGATCTTAGGATTTGAAGATTTTTTGAACGAAGGTAGAATTCCAAAAGAGTATTTATCAGCTCCATTAAAAGCTGATAAAGAAAGGATGAAATCTGAGATTAAGAAACATAGCCGAAAGAGTGATGATGATGCTTCTGCGTACAAAGACTGGGAAGCGGATTACGAAAAGGGTAAAAACACAAGTGGAGGTAAAAGACATAAAACTAAACCCAGTCCTGCTACAATAGCTTACCAGAAAAAATTCAAGAAGAATGAAAATTTTTCAGAATTTAATGAGTTTATCGAAGAGAAAAGAAAGACTAAAAATTCTCCTGAATGGAAAGACAGCGATGCTCCAGATGCAGAAGGAAAGTTTAGAGATCTGGGTATTAGAGCTTTAGCCAAATGGTTAATTAAGACTAGAGGAGGAGATCTGAAAAAGATAAGTGGAAGCTTGAGCCAACAGGTAGTGTTCAATAGAGGGGAAGATCCAGCTTATGCAGAGAAGATGGAAAAGGTAAGAAAAGAAGTGTATCGCCAATTGGGAAGAAAAGATCTCTTGGATGAAAATATAATCTTTGAAAAAGAAGCTTGGGAGACTGCCTTAAAAAACAAGGAAGATGAAACTGGAATACCTTATAGGTTCTTGAAAAAAGTTTATGACAAAGGATTAGCTGCTTGGAAAACTGGCCACCGACCTGGAGCATCTCAACACCAGTGGGCAATGGCAAGAGTCAACTCATGGGTAACAGGAAAGGGCGGAGCTAGAAATGCCGATAAACATGTATGGGATGATTATCGAGAATGGGAGAAGGCTAATGAGTCAGTAAATTTCCCTCATGAGATCAAATCTGAAGATTACTGGAGAAAGATCATCTCTACTGTTCCAAATATCTCTAACAGGAAGAAAGTTACTGAAATTTTAGATACTGTCATGAAGAAACAGAAAGGTTTTGCTTCTGAAAGACAGATGGAAGTTTTAAGAAGAGCTCAAAAGGGTGACACGAGCCCCTATAATACTAAAAACTAACACATGTTAAAAGATTTTACAAGATGGAAAGCAGACAATTTCCTCGCAGAGAGCTGCCAGACAGCTTCAGAAAGTCTGAAATTCCATATTCGTAATAGTGCTTCTCTTTGCGAATCTGTTTATAGGCCAGGAAGTGAAGCTCATTACGATCTGCTCAAAGAAGCTAGAAAACTTTACGATAACGGAGAGCTACTTCTAGAAGGAATAGATTTTCAATTATTTTCGCAAACTGATATAGGAAAGTTTGATATCTATGAAGGAATTGAAGTTCCTCTAGATTTTGTTTTTGAATCTGAACTTCTAGAAGCTGAGTACGATGGAAGAAAAGTAGAGCTTAATCGACCTACAAGAGGAGGAAAAAAGAAGTACCAAGTTTACGTGAAAGACCGTAAATCTGGTGACGTGAAACGTATATTTTTTGGAGATGCAAAAGGAGGTCTTAAAGCAAGAGTAGCTGACGCGGATGCTAGAAAGAGTTTTGCGGCTAGACACCAGTGTCATCTTAAAAAAGACAAACTTGCAGCAGGTTACTGGGCATGTAGAATCAACAGGTACGCTCACTTATGGGGTGGTAAAACTTATCCCGGTTATTGGTGATGAATCCTTACACAGATATAGAGTGTAACGATACTTTCGTGATAAGAGTTTTCGATGAAAATATAGATCCTATAGAATTGAAATGGCACAGAGATCGTGAAACTAGAGTGATAGAATCAATCGGAGAGACAGACTGGTTAATTCAGATAGAAAACAGCCTTCCAGTCACTATAAACACTGTAAGAATAGAACAGGGGACTTGGCACAGGCTAATTAAAGGATCTAAAAGTTTAAAACTGAAAATATTCAAACATGAAAAAGTTTAAGAATTATCAACAATTTAACGAATCATGGGAGCAACCGTACAGTTCTCTCAATACATTGAAACAACTCACAGTAGATTTTGAGTTCAAACAGGGGCGTTACGAATTCACCATGAGAAACAATGGAGAGATAGAAATCTCAAAATACTTCTATGAGAAAAACCCTAACGTCAAAAAACACTTGTTCAGCCTCAGTAAACAAGGAAAATTTGAAGTTGGGATGCTGGACGAAAAAGCTGCTTTCGTAGACATGTTAGATGTTCTAGAAAGCGGAGAAAAGAGAATAGCTTCAAGATCAGAAGAAATCTTGAACTTCCCTTCTTTTAAGATATGGTTTGAAAAATCAAAAGAGAAGTTCAAAGGAGTAGTTGGATCTAGAAAGTACAGTCTCTAAACTTTTTTACTTTTTCCCATAAAACATTTTATGGAAAATGTTAAATATGCAGGTATAGTTCCACTTATAGGTGGAATGATGTTCGGAGCAGAAAAAGCAACAGGAAAGAAACCAGAATATATCTTAAGCTACCCTGCTTTCAGCGGAAACGATTCTTTGCTGACAGAGTACTGGAAAGAAGTTCCTTACATTGCTCTAGATCCCGAAACCAATGATACAGTTGAAAAATTATCGAGCGTAGACTTCGTGTCTGCGCTTTGTCCTTGTGCAGGTCTTTCTCAATTGAACAATGGAAAGAACAGAGGAGCTAATGCCACACAGAACGATTGGATGTACAAGACCGCAGAGCATGTTCTGGAAAAGATGCAACCCAAAGTTTTCTGGGGAGAAAATGCCCCAGGTCTCTATGGGCCAATAGGAGAACCTGTAGTTGAGAAACTCAGAGAAATTGGAGATGCTAACGGTTACTCAATGTCTCTAGTGAAAACTACTACTATGCTCCATGGGATTCCTCAGAACAGAGTCAGATCTTTTTACTTTTTCTGGAAATCTCCAACTGCACCTTTGCTCAACTGGTACAATGTAAAAAGGCCTACACTGGAAGAGTACTTAGAACCAGTTTCAGAGTATGAAGATCCTCAAGAGAAACTAGAAAAAATGTTGGAACTGCAGACAGATCCTCTTTACATCTGGCTTTCTCAAGAGTTTGGAGACTGGAGAGCTTTCATGAGAGAGAAAAAGGGATCTATGATGGATGTCATGATAAATTCGGGAAAAGCTGATGATTACATAGAATGGGTAAAAGTTCACCATCCTGCTCATGAAAAGAAAGCGTCACACGCTCTGTACAAGAGAAGAAACGGAATGGGATTTTGGGACAGCAGTCCTTTTTTACCAACCGATTATACAGGAGCTTTCACTGGAGCTAGAATGAACGCTATTCACCCTAGCGAAGATAGAATTTTAACTAGGAGAGAGCTGATGCATTTCATGGGATTGCCCCAAAATATGGTGGCTCCCATAGGAGACCAGATGGGCAAAGTTTTTCAGAATGTTCCATCTTCTACTGCAGCCGATTGGACCAGAGAAGTTGTAAAATTCATCAAGGGAGAACTTGAAATGAGTGAACACAAGTTCTTGAAACAAGATAACATTTCTCAGAGGATAGTAGCTCCTGTCAAATTAAAATCATCTCCTCTTTTCTGATATATAGTATATGAAAAGATTTGAAGATTTTATGAAAAATGTTCTCAACGAGAGCGCAGATGAAGCCATAGACAAGATTCGCAAGGATCAACACAATCTATGGGAAAATCTTAAAGATATAGCAATCAGTATATTCGATGAAGATACTATAAAAATTGATAATTTATCTAAAAAGTTTAGGACTGCAATCGTAAACAAATCCTGGAAAGCTGTTCATGAAGTAGGAGTAGTTTTCATGGATGAGAAGGTCTGTATCAGATATAAGATAGATGTCATCTATAAACTATATGAAGATACAGATTTTCCAAGCTCAAAAGAAGAAGCTGAAAAGGAACTTAATGCAATGATAAGCCAGATGGGAGATAAAGTCTTAAAAGTTTCTAAAATTGAGCATTATGGCAATAATAGTTCTTCTAACAAGGCCACTGCTAATGTGATCTATTCATTTGATAGTCCAGTCGCAGCATTGTTCAACTCTTACATGGAAATAAACAAAGGGAAAATTTCTGGCAAAAAATACGGATTATAAAATTCACATCCAATGGCGATTAATTATTTATACGAAGAGTACAAAAAAGATCCTGTGAAAGTTGAAAAACTTTTAAACGGAAAGATAGAGATCACTGAAAAGTTAGACGGTTCTAGGTTTCTTGTCCAAGCACAAGAGGATGGATCTTTAGCGTTCTTCAAGAGAAAAGACATGTCTATAACAAAGATAGACAGGACTCTTTCTAAGTACTATGAAAAAGCTATAAATCATTTCGAAAACTTTTCAAGTGAAAAAGTTGCTGAACTTCCAGAAGGTTGGAGGTTTGGGATGGAATACTTTCCGAACTTACACCCAGTTGTCATATCTTACGATAAGTTACCTCTTAATGGTTTGGTACTAACAGACATCAAAGTTAAAGACCCTAGAGACAAAACACTAGATGTGATCACTGACAAGGAGACACTTAATAAATGGGCAGATATCTTAGAAATTGAGAAACCTCCTATAATTTTCGAAGGGTTATTGAAAGAGTCTCAAAGAACTAGAATTCTAGATTTTTTAAACACTCCTTACTCAGGTTTAGCTAAGAGGTTCAAGACTGAAAATTTTACAGAATTCATAATAAAAATCCTTAATCCTGATCTAAAATCCGCTTTTCTTCACGATGATCTTTCCAAAGATATAGACGGGTTGATTTTCAAATTTGACGGAAAAGAAGCTTATAGAGTCAGTAATCCTGAAGTTGTCATGAAGAAATCTGAAAAGAGAGACGATAAACCTTCAGATGTTTACAACTTGACACTAGTAATGTTACAAGAATTCTTGACAGGGTTAGATTTTAACAAAGTAAAGTTAAAAGAAAAATCTTTCGAAGAAAGGTATATTGAGTTCATCTCTAGCGTTTTTAGTGCCTTTTTGAAATCTGAGATTTACAAGAAAAACTTTGAAAAGGGTGTAGATTTTGAGCTTCCCACATTTTTATCGAGAGCAGAATCAAATGTGAATTTTAAGTTTGTTAAAGATCCTGAGGTTCTCTCTGCACTAGAGAAAAATAATACTAACAGAGAACTTTTCAAGATACTCATGGCCTCTATGAGATCTCATAAAAAGAGACCATCTGGGTTCTTCACTAAAGAACTTATTTACCACCACAACACGCTCGTAGACAAAGTAGCAGATTACATTGACCCAGGAGTCTCTAGTGACACTAGAAGATCTTCGACTGCACTAAAAGAAGCTTCTTTCTATTCTTTTCAGGAATTTAAAAAAGTTTTCTTGACAGAATCTGAGAATTGGCAAGAAGAATTTGGCAAAGATGTTCCAGAAGCTGAAAAATTAGACGAGTCGCTGTTTGAAGAAAGTGCTATGGTCACAGAGAACCTTGAAGTTCCAGAGATACCTGTTTTCGTTGATGTGAAAAAATCTAGAATGCTTGATGCAGTTTCAAGACCCTTATCTGTTCTAAGCAAAATGGTTAAACAACCTGAAACTGTTCAAAACCAAAAGAAAAGAGTTCCAGTGTGTTTAACTATGGGCAAGTTTTTACCTTTCCATAACGGACACTCTACTGTCATAGAAGATGCTAATACTGCGTCAGGTTGCAAAGTGTTTCTTGTAGTGGTCACCAAGAGGCTGAAAACCGCTCTATCTAGAGAGCTTCATGAATCGATGATCAAAACTGCTATCGAGAAAGATAAAAATGTCTGTGGATACATCTTTACAGAGGGAAGAACTATAGGTGAAGTTGTTCTAGAGATACCCAAAGAGTTCGAAGTTAAAGCTTTCGCTGGTAGCGAAGATGAGTGTAGAGATATTTCAATACAAACGGGAAAGAATATTGAAGCTTACCCTATGACAAAGCATATCACATCAGGCTCTGTCATGAAAAAGATAAAAGATGAAGATTATCAAGGTTTCAGGAAATTAGTTCCTGCAGCTATTCATAACTTTTTCTATAAGATAAAAAATGAGCTCAACGAAGAATGAATAATTTCCTAGATTTTCAATCTTTTCATGTTATCAATGAGGATGTCAAAGATATCATGGAAAAGCTGAAAGACGCAATATCTAACAAGTTTGTAGTTCAGCTGTACTATCACGGA